TGAGGTTGAACGGCGTGTGTGAATTAGTACTGGGTCCACTTTTTTGTTGCCCGGTACATAGAAAACACTACAAAGTCTAGTATAGTTTATATAATTGTATTAGAAGTACTATTTCTGTGAACGAGTTTACGTACGGTAAGGAAGTTGACTTCCTCGCGTTAATTGCACATGTGCAGACTTAACGTGTACACCCGACCTTTATTCATGACACTTTGTAAATAGTCTGTTCGTGCAGGTACACTAACCTGCATAATCACTACAGGGTAATCGCTGCCAAAATTCATGCAGGATGTGGAACGCAACGAGCAATCCGATAGTGCAAGCGGTGGAGAGAGTGTCGCTTCCCTTCCCTGCCCTCCCAGATCTCGACGACGTGTCGAGATTCGTGAGAGTTCCGACTCCGAATCCGAGGTCTCCGCAGTCGATACCTCCGCCTCTTCTAGACGGTCTCAGCCAGCACCGAATCGATCTGGAAGATTTCCTGGACGAGCAGATGGAGGAGGCGATGCAGGACGAGTCATTCGAGAGGAATCTGTTCCTGCAGCTCGAGTCGATGCCGTTCCGATCGATGGAGGAAATAACCGGTTTCGACACTGGTGCTTTACCATCAACAACTGGGAACCCGGCTTTGAAGAGATCCTTAGACGATCTAACCCAGCATACTACTGCTGCCAAGCGGAGATCGGTGAGAACGGCACCGAGCACATTCAGGGAGTTATCTCTTTCGCCAACCCACGAGCTTTCAGTGCCGTTCGAAAGATCATTCGTGGATGGCACGTCGAGCAAATGCGAGGAACCATTGATCAAGCCGTCGCGTACTGCACGAAAGAAGAGACGCGTGACCCCGACCACCCTGATCCTTGGGAATTCGGCCAGCGACCAGTTTGTGCTGGCAAAGCTGGCGGCCGATCAGACCTCAAGGCAGTTGCTACTCTCGTGCAGTCAGGAGGAACTATCGAAGCTGTCGCCGACACTTACCCTGTCAGCGTTATCCTCTTTCATCGCGGGATCGAGCGACTCATTGGACTTAGGCAGCGACCTCGAGACTTTTCTACAGATGTTTACTGGTACTATGGACCCACTGGCAGTGGCAAGACTCGAGCTGCTAGCGCTGCGGATCCTGCTGCGTACTGGAAGAGCCCATCTGACAAGTGGTGGTGTGGTTATGAAGGACACGAGACCGTCATTATAGATGATTATCGCACTGATTTTTGCAAGTTTAACTTTTTGTTGCGTTTGTTTGATCGTTATCCTATGAGTGTTGAGACGAAGGGTGGTAGTAGACAGTTTAGAGCCAAAGTTATCTACATTACAACTCCCAAATCTCCTCGTGAGACATGGAATTTGCGATGCGATGAGGATTTGGGCCAGCTAGTGCGACGTATTAAGGAGGTTAGGCATTTCCCAGCAATGTTTGCTGGAGCTGTCGCTGCGGAGGCAGCAGGAGTTGTAGAAGTCGTCGAGTAATCACAATTAATCAGAAGTATTATCATTATGCCCGCAATGAAGAAGAGAAAGGCTGACGGCCCTGTAGTAGTCAATGTCGATACTTCTGCCCCGCGAAGGTCTTATAAGAAGAAAGGCACATATGCTCGCCGCGCTTCTTCTAATTGGAAGAAATTTTCAAAGTTGAAGCCTTGGGCTGATTTTGGTGCTATGCGATATCCTCGCGGTACCGTTGAAGGTATTAGTCGATTTGGTGAGACTTATGCAGATGCTACACCCGAACAAAGAATGGAAAGAGCTGCTGTTGGTTGGCGTGGAAGGGGTCTGTATGATGGATCTGGCGCTTACAACCCTGCTAAGAACTTTAGACGATGGGCAACTGGTGCTGTTGCTAACGTTGGACGAGGTGTTGGCAAGTCTTTGAACCAATCTTTGGTTACAGGACTCGATACAGCTGGTGCTATTGGCAATGCTTATATGAGTCAACTTGCACCTATGGGTCAGGGTATGTATACCGGTAGCGGCCTGTATTCTTCAAATTCATTAGTTACCGGAATGAATTCACGTCCTTCTGTTCAATTTGACAGTGATAATGATGAGTCTCAGTCTCTTATTATCACTCATAAGGAATACGTCTCTGATGTATTTGGTCCTGATAGTAGTGCTTTTACTATTCAGACTTTTTCTCTTCAACCCGGACTTAGTCAAGTGTTCCCGTTTTTAGCACAGTTTGCTCAAAATTTTGATGAATATGAGATGATCCAGATGGTATGGGAGTTTCATTCTACCGTTGATTCTAATGCTACCACTAACACTAGCGGTAACACTGGTACTATTATCATGGCTACCAATTATAAGGCTGACTCACCCGCTTTTTCTAATAAGGATGAAATGATTCAGTATCATGGTGGTGTTAGTGGTAGATTGACTGAAACATTAGTTCACGGAGTTGAGTGTGATCCTTCTAAAGTTTCAGGAAATTCTGGCAAGTATGTACGAACAGCTCCAGTACCTTTGTCAGATATTAAGACTTATGATATTGGATTGTTTAATTTGGCTTTCCAGAATACACCCCCAACCTTTCTCAATCAACAAGTGGGCGAATTGTGGGTGTACTATAAAGTTAAATTGGCTAAGCCCAAATTGTATAGTGCTCTTGGTAACACTATCACCCAAGCTAGATATCTGACGTCTTCCCAGACTACTCTTACTACTCAGATGGGTAAACTCTTATTGAAGGCTGCATCTAACAATATTAATTTGCAAGTTCAAAGTTCCGTTGTTAGTTTGAATAATGCTTTTCAGGTTACCAGAGTGAATTCTAAAACTGTGTTTACGGCAACTAGTCAGTCTGCTGCTGGCGTGTCTATTACATTCCCTGCTACTACATCTGGCGTTTTTGAACTTCGGTTGTTTACGGAATGTATTGGTGCAGTTGCTGTTACTAGTTCTGCCGGAGATAGAGTTCAACTTATTGGGAAGACTGTTGGTAGTGTAATGACACAGAATAACATTAAACCATGGTTTGATATGTATGCTTATAACGACGGGGCTAACTCTATTGCTCCTTGGTGGTTTAATCATTCTATTCAAACTACACAGTCTTGTTCAACACTCATTGTTAGAATCAAAGTTGAAACTGTTACAAATGGTGTTGATAATACTATTGTACTTTATCCATTTGGTTCGTCTCCTACACTTGTGAATGATAATTTTGCTACACAGAGTCTTGAATGCATAGAAATTGGAAGTGCTTTTGCACAGTCTGGAACCATTCAGGCACCTCAATGGATTGATGTTACTGGCTTAAATGTTTCTGTAACTCAGGCATAAATAATGGATTGGTTAGAATTGTTGTTGCATTATTTTAGGTGTAGAAGTAAGTGTTTATGTGATACTAAGATTGAAGAACCTAAGAAAGAATGAGTCAGCGAGCCGAGCATGTTTTTACGATATTGCTTGATGAGACTAAGGAAGAGTTGCGGCATTCGGGTTTTACTCTCGGATTTTTGGATCATATATTGTCAACTCGTATTCGTCGTGGAATACCTAATAATATTGATAGTAAAGTTTATGTTTTGTCGAAACTTTACAGAGTTGTTAACGATATTGGTCCTGAGAGAGAATCCTCTGATTTGGCTGCTTTGTTACCTTGGGTTTGTATGTATGTTCCAAAACATATCGATCTCAGGACGTTCATTATGAAATGTATAGATAGTTTTGATTTTTTTGACCCTGACGATTTTGAAGCTGACGAGGTTCATAACGCAGCAAATAATTATCAAACTTTATTGACTCAATGGACAGAAGCTCTTGATTCGTCGGCTGAGTATGATGAGATTGCGCAAATACAAGAATTTGATTTATTGCGATTAGCTGTAGAGCAACGGACTGAACAGTTTTTGGCACAAGGTTAATAGGGTAGCGAAGCATAGTATTACCCCTATTAACCTTGTGTCATGTGTCATGTGTCATTTTTTTATTTAACAAAATTACCATTACGACACAAGTTTTTTTTTATGACGCCGAAGTTACCACACAAAAGTTTTTTTTTGAGGTTGAACGGCGTGTGTGAATTAGTACTGGGTCCACTTTTTTGTTGCCCGGTACATAGAAAACACTACAAAGTCTAGTATAGTTTATATAATTGTATTAGAAGTACTATTTCTGTGAA